AACCTACTATCCATACTCCCTTCAACGTATGCACTACTCAAAGAAGTACGACAATGCGCCCATGCCGAATTCAATCTTTTTTAACGGCGGCTACGCTATTCACGCTACTCCTCATGTCAGTTACCTGGGTCGTCCAGCAAGTCACGGATGCGTCAGACTCTCCCCAGAAAACGCAGCAACGCTTTATGAACTAGTAAAAGACAACCGCAACGAAACGACAATCATTATCAAATAGGAGCGCTCAATGGGAAAATATGATCACTTCTTCTGGAACAGCGGCGCGATGAACTGGTTCGCCAGTAAGGTATCATCGCTAAACGCCTGGCTCTGGAGAAAACAATATGGACCGAAAGATTAATACATCACCATCTATAGCGTGGAACCTGAGATACGCTTTTGAGTACGAGGTCAACGGCATTCTACAACTGGACAATACAATACCTGAGAGCGATAAGAAGATCATAGAGTCTTATCTTCGAATGCGCATCAAAGAACTAAAGGACAAGTACAAGTGAACGAAGACTTTGCTAATGAGATAGAGGATCTAGTCTGGATGAAGGACATATCCTATACTGAGAGCGTTATAATGTGGTGTGAGAAGCACCGGTACGAGGTAGAGTCCATCGCCCTCCTGATCAAGAAAGATCCGGTGCTCAAGGCCAAGATCAAGGACGAGGCTGAGATAGCCAATATGCTCAAGACCAAGCGAGGGAGCCGCCTTCCAATATAAATAAGAGGTATTTTCAAAATACGGAGAGACCAATGTTCGTAGAAATAGTTGGTAGATCTGTGAAAACACCTCATAATATAGTAGAAAAAGCGGCTACATTCTTTGTCCAATATCTTCTCACCAAGAGACTATCAGAGACCATCAATCTTACCATAGAGTTCGAGAGGTTCTCTAAGGGCTGTAACGACTACGCGTACTGCGACTACACCGGCGACAACCATCGCCCAAAAGACTTCGTCATAACAATAGATAAGACTCTCAGTAAGAGAGAGACCCTCATGGCCCTGGCTCATGAGTGCGTACACCTTCGACAGTACGCTACCGGAGAGTTGAAAGACATATTCCGGCCCGTTAGAATGATCAAGTGGAGAGGAGTGAAGTTCATTGATGGAGAACTGGACTATTGGGATCAGGAGTGGGAGTGGGAAGCCTACGGTCGTGAGAAGGGTTTATACATTAAATTTATGGCGAGCTTGAAAGATGAACCCGTATGAGTGCTACAACGAATATCTTGCTCTAAAGAATCACTTCACAAAACCAGGTTACGACTATCAAAAGTACAACGGCAAGCTTCGAACCAAGGTAGACACGTTCCAGAAGAGAAAGGATCGTATCTTCTTTGAGAAGCTTGCCAAGCACGAGGACGTACATAACTTTCTGGTCGCGAACCTGGCTGAGAACCCTAAGGCGTGGATAAGAGATCTAGCGTACTCTCAGAAGGCTGAGGAGGTATATCAGAAGTGGCGTAAGAGAAACCAGTCTCTTGGATATATCTTCAAGAACGAAGTCGGCAGGATGATGACCCCGTTCAACGACAACTTTATCCACACAGACGGAGAGCACCCGCACTTTCTTAGAAACTACCTGAGCGGTAGAGTCTCGATGGAGACTTTCTGCATCATGCTAGAGCTTACCAACTCTAAGAAGTACTGGGACAAGAAGATGGCGTACGACCCTATATGGGACGAGATAAGCATGAGAGTGGATAAGTACACGCCGTTTATAAGGTACGACAAGGACAAGTTTAGAAAGATAGTAGTTGACATATATGGAAAAGAGTAGTATAATAAATAATATCGGGCGACACAAATGCCCTTTATACATCGCAACATACATCGCACATACAAGGAGATACATATGGACTTTAAGACGCTTAAATCATCCTCCGGCAACAAGTCGCTAGAGGCTCTAACTTCAGAACTCAACAAGATCACAAACCAAGAAGGTGGCGGTAAGAAGGGCGACGATCGCTTCTGGTCACCTACGGTAGATAAGGCAGGTAACGGTTATGCTGTTATTCGTTTTCTCCCTGCTCCCCCTAATGAGGATGTACCTTTTGTACGAATCTTTGATCATGGCTTCCAGGGTCCGGGTGGATGGTACATCGAGAACTCGCTGACCACGATCGGTAAGCAGGATCCAGTATCTGAGTATAACTCAAAGCTCTGGAATTCAACCACAGACGACAAGTCTCCAGAGCGCGAGCAGGCTCGTAAGCAGAAGCGCCGTCTGCACTTCGTATCAAACATCTACGTAGTCCAAGATCAGGCTAACCCAGCTAACGAGGGCAAGGTGTTCCTCTACAAGTATGGTAAGAAGATCTTCGACAAGCTCAAGGAAGCAATGGAGCCTCAGTTCGAGGACGAGTCTCCAATGAACCCGTTCGATCTATGGGCGGGTGCACCGTTCAAGCTTAAGATTCGCCAGGTCGAGGGCTATCGCAACTACGACAAGTCCGAGTTTGATAAGCCGGGTCCGTTGTCGAAAGACGACGATATGCTCGAGAAGATCTGGAAGTCGGAACACTCGCTCCAGGATTTCTTGAAGCCAGAGAACTTCAAGAGCTACGAGGAGCTCAAGGCTAAGCTCGTTAAGGTACTATCCGGCGACGCGACGGCTAAGGTGAAGAAGGCTGAGGAGGAAGATGTTCCATGGGCTCGTGAAGAGTCCGCACCAACCTTCAAGGCGACTCACGCGCCTAAACACTCTGGCAGTGAGGACGATGACGACGAGAGCCTAGAGTTCTTTAAGTCACTCGCTGGCTAAGATAAATTAGGGGAGCTTAAGCTCCCCTTTTTTTATGCATATGAAGAACCTATCAGCAGATCTTTGATAGACCTTGCCCAGTCTGGAGCGGATGCAGGAGAGCGATCTGGTCCACCGGTACCGATGCCAAGATTCTCAGCGACGACCTTTGGAGTGTGTCGCGTCTGTTGAAACCCTTGGTTCAATACTGGCGCAGATCCGGGTATGTGCTTTCCGACAGGGACATCAGCCATAGGAGCCGGCTCTAGATGCTTAGGTCTTATCGTTGGTTTTGGTATAGGCTTGTTGATATTATCTAATTCGTTCTGCGAAGGTCTAACAGGAGGAACTGGAACGTTGGCGACTACAGGCGGCGCCTGAACTTCAGCAGCCTCGGCTTCACCCATCCCAAACATATTACCAAACAGACCGCCGAGCAGCGGCATCGCCATGTTTAGTAACCCACTAAATCTTCCGGCGCCTGGGATCATACCCATCATTCCACCAAGCATTCCCATTCCACCCATACCAGGCATCATGCCACCCATTCCCATTCCTGGAGTCATAGGCGAACGCGGACCTATTGGCGCTTGTATCGAAGGTGATGGGCTCGGGGTGGCTCCTACAGTTGGTGCTGGAGCTCCGGCTGATCCTGGAGTAGTGGCGCCGGCTTTAGAAGTTGGAGTAGACGTGGGTTCACCACCGCCTCCCGCCATTTCGATATGAACAGGATCGCCTCTGACAGGTCTAGCGAGACCGTACTTAGACAACAGTCCCATAGAGTCTAACTCTTGAGCCTGCTTCGTATTGACGTCTATCGCCAGTCCTCTCTCGTGCTTACTGGTACCGGGAGGCGCGACTGGATTAGGATTACTAAATCTATTAGCCCACAGTCTCTCCTGCTCTGCTCTTGATCTTAGACCAGAAGTGACGTTGATGTATCTACCGGTCTTTTGAAAATACTCTGCAGCCGCTTTACCGAACGCTGTAGATAGAGACGAGTTGACTCCATCAAGAGACTTACCAACAAACGCTTTCTGCGTTGGTGATGCGTCCTGCTTGTTCTTTGTGTCTGAAGGCGTCGTGGCGCCAGTCGTTTCTGACGCTTTAGGAGTCTCAATACCCATCGCCTGCTCAGCGAATCTCTGACTCGCTCCATAGTGCTCTGCGCCGGGTCTTAAGAACCCGAATCCTTCTCTTGTAGATCCAGTAAATAGTCTAGAAGCTTCAGAAGCCGTCTTAGCCTGACGCAGTCTCTCTAGCTCTCCAGACTGAGACGTTCTTAACTCATGCGCTAGGAATTGGTAGTTGGCCTCGTCAGACGTTATGTCTAAACCTTTTTCCTTAGCGAAAGATTCGAACTCTCTTCTTCTAGGTCCGGTCCACTGCGCCCAACCATAACCGCCTCTGCCTGATCTAGGATTCTGCTCCTGCATGAGTCTAAAGCCGCCAGTCTCGGCTGCAAGACTACCAACGACACCGGCAGCCTGCTCTTTAGATATGCCAAAGTCTTTTTGGAGCCTTGCCATAATCGAAGGCGCCTTGTCTTTAAACGTGCCAGTTGCAGGTCCACCGGGACCCGTAGAGCCGGTTGAAGTAGTAAGATCAGTCTGCGGCGCCGGTTGGTCTCTTCTATCCCAAGGATTGACCTGCCCTCTTTTTCTCTGCTCTTCTGTTAGTTCGACACCGCCGTATCTAAAAGATCCTATGTCTTTTTGCAGCTGTGCGCGCCTGATGTCTTGTGATATCTCATTCTGACTCTTAGCTAGATGATGGCTCTCTTCGAACTCTTCTTTAGTCTTGCCGCCTAACATCGCCGGAATGCCGGTGCCGTACCAAGATCTTATCGCCTCGGTCAGTCCTGGTAGATTCTCTTGAGTCCAACCTATCTTTTTCTTTCCAGCCGAGAATATCTCACCGATGTTCTGACCGATATCGCTCTTGGTGAACTCCTTGATCTTTTCGTTTATGCCTGTGCCAATCTTAAGACCACCGTAGCCGGCGCCTGCAAATAATCCCATTCTGCCGAGCGTTGCTAGTTCTTTAAGAGCCTGCTGCTTAAACGAGAGTGCGTCTGCCTTTTCTCCTCTTCCGCCAACGCCAAGACCTTCGTTGTGCTTAATATCTCTATCAATCTTGTCAAGCTTTTCAACGAGCTCGTCGTCTTCGCGCTTCGTCAGTTTCTGAAGTTTCTGTACTTCGAGTAATAGCTTCTTTTGAATGTCTATTGAGTCAGTTAAGAGCTGCGTGGTAGACTTTTGAAGAGTACCGATACCGGTATCGATATTCTTCATCGCCTTCTCTATAGCGCCAAATGCAGCCTTCTGATCTTTAACGGCGCTAGATAGGTCTTTAAGAGACTTCATCGACGACGGATCCATAGCCTGAGCTGCTTTTCTAAAGTCGCTAGTCTTTATTGGATCTTTCTTAACGGCCTCTTCATAGGCCTCTCTTAAGGCCTGATTAGCCGATATGTCGCTGAATGGTATATTTCTCTTGGCTGCCATATGTTACCTGTTCTGTAGACTCTTTTGTCTTTCTTCTTGATCTTTAATAAAGTTCACGAGCATAGTAACATAGACGTCTCTCTCAAAGGGCATAAGATTTTCAATCTCTGTGATTGAATATTTATGGTGCTGCGCCAAACTGAACACTGTCGAGAAGTAGTTGTCTAGTGTGTTGTGGTTTAGCGCAAGGTAAAAAAATCATTTAACGAGTTGAGTTCAATCTTTCTATCATGTTCTAGCGAATTCTTATACTCGATGGTGTACTTGAGCTTTGGAATATTAAGAAGGAACTCTCTGATCTTATCGAAGGTCTTGATATCGAGATCTTCAAGGAACGTTCTAATATTCTCAAAAGTGTAGTCTTTCATCTCGTACACCGTCTCTTCTTCGTAGACCTTGTCGATGCAGCGAACGATTAGTTCAAAGATGTAGTCTTTATCGGCGCCGATCAGGTCCTTGTCGTCGTAGAGACTGGCCATAGGATACTTGAGCACTATGCCGGACGTCTTTGTGACCTCGATCTTGTTGTTGGTGTCTTTAGGAAATTCAATCTCTACGCTGTTCAGGTCCACCTCGAAGTCGTATACCTTCTCGTCCTCAGCGTCTTTATAAGATACCTTCACGACGTTGTCCACCGACATGGCTCTAAGCTTTAAGAACACGTACTCGAGATCAAAGATAGCGAGCTTGTCCACGTCGAACTTGTCGTCGACCGCGCAGTTGTTCACGACCTGCTTGATCGCGTGGAGGATATCAGAAGGAGAATCACCTTCTTTAGCGATGAGTAGAATCTTCTCTTCTCTGACGAGAAATGGTCTGAACTTGAACGACTTATTAAGCGAAGGTACTTTAATACTGTTAACAGGATAATTAAGTTTCGGTAGAGACATATTATACTCCAATCATTTAACCAGTTGGTGTAGATCCATTCTGAGTAGCAGGAAATAATGTTGTAGGATTCTGAAGAGGTTGCGGTTGAGCCCCAACGATGTTAGAGCCGGCACCCATGATGGTGAACTCCTTGAAAGTAAATCCTACGGTGATTCTTAGCATGTTGTTGTTGTCACCCCATGCCAGCTGTGTGTCGTTGATAGAAACTGGAAACGCGTCATACATGTTGATGGTCTGAATATCGTTTCCAATAACGTCGTATATCGTTATCGATATCTGAGTCGCGTAGTTATCTTTATATTCTAACTGATAAGAAGGAAGGCTGTTGAGCGCCCCTGAAGATCCACTAGCGTTGTCGTTGCCGGCAAAACCAAATATCGATCTAATCCAGAGATACCAGAAAGTCCAGATATCGCCATATCCGTCAGAGATGAAGGTTATAACGTTGTCGGTGTAGTTAGCGTTGTACGGCATCGCCTGTCTAACACCCATACCGTAGCGATACGTGTCGTTGGTGAGTAGTGTGACGCCTGGCGCTTTGACCTGTTCTGCTCTAAAGGTGAGCAGGTTTGCTATACCACCCTGATTCACAGCGCCGTTCTGGTTTATGTTCATCTGGCCCTGCATGACGTCCGGGACTGCTATGACCACCTTGAATCGATTTGTCTGCAGGTAGCCGTTACGAGCGAATCCGGACTTAAATGTGTCTATGTTAAACATGCGATTTACTTACCGATTCTTTATAAACTTGAGTTGCGCTGACAGAAATCTGAGAACCAGAGCTGGTAGTCTTAACAAACTTCTGTGTCGGAAGCATTAATGCTACATTCCACTCATCTGGCGCGATGTATAAGAAGTTAGATCTGACGTGGTTGAACAGGTACTTCTTAACGCACGGTCTAAAGAGATTAAATCTTGCAGACGTATTCAATATGTCGTATGATATCTTCAGTTTAGTAGTCTTATCTTGCTTATCGTTATTTATTAGTGTAAACAGAGCGTCCATCAGTTTGGCCCTAGCCAACGGTGGTAGGTAGTGAAGGTTGATTCCTAGAAAACCGTCGTTGTGGTACTGGATAGGAAACACGAGCGGGTACACGTCGTAGTATGGAAGCTTGTCTTTGAGCTTTGGGTCGTAGGTAAACATGTACATCTTACCTATCGACGTCTCTGATAGCTTTACTAGTCTTTTGAATGGGCTTTTGGTGTTTAGTATCTCAGGCGTGTTGACGCGATTAACGCCGAGCGCTAATTTTCTAAACCAATCGACCGAATTCTTCTGGTCTGACTGCAATTTAGCAGTAGACTGGTTTAATAGTTTTTGAAAGACTATGTCCATTTAATTTCCAAAGTTAGATACATCATATTTATATTAAAATTTGATACCCAGTTCTTTCTCTGTCAGTATGATAAACTCGTATCCTCTGTCCTTGCAGTACTCCTCAGCCGCTTTCCACTTGGCTGAGTTCACGCCCCACGTCATCACCTCCTGTATGTATTTTCTAGACTTGCTCTCTTTGATCATCGGCGGCTGGGTCTGGGCGTGTGGCTTTACCTCTATCAATATAGTCCTAGTCCCGCCGTCCGGCTTCATGAGCTTGGCGCAGAAGTCGACAAAGTAGCGATGCCACCTGCCGTCGACTGGAGACTTATATGGTATTATTGTCTCTTCAGACTGCCACCATATGACTTTAGGATCGTCGTCTAGACGCGTCATCACCATGAGCTCCCACCGAGAGCGATACACAATATTTGTAGGATCGCCTTTATACTTCTGTGGATTCTTTGGTTTAAATTTTCCCTTGTATGTTCTCATTCTATCTCTCAGATACCATATAAATAACTAATAAAATATTTAGTAGCAAGGAATATCATGGCAGGAAATCCTCCTACAGCTCCATCGTATACAAACGCATCATATACATTTCCGAGTGATTTGGCTGACGACAGTAAGCAGTACTGGATGATGTTCTCGTTCTATGAGTATCAGAGATCAGATCTATCACAGGTCGCACAGCTTCAGTTTGCCGGTGGTGGTACCAGCGTAGCGTTGCCAATGCCTGATAGAATAAACGACAATCCGACTATGAACTGGCAGTCTGAGAATCTAATAGACACCGCCGGTGATCTTGCGAGCATGGTCGCGGACAAACTAGATCTAAGCACGGTATCTACTGCCCTCGGTGTGGGAGCTAAAGCGCAGAGCGTCGCTAGTTACTTTTCTGGCCAAGTAATTAACCCATTTATGGTCATGCTGTTTAAGAGTCCAGAATTTAAAGACTTTCATTTTACTTGGCTCTTATCACCTAGAAATGAGAAAGAAAGTAGAGATCTCCAAAACATAGTACAATCTTTTAGATACTACATGATGCCAGATTCTGGCATTGGAGCCGGAACACTAGGATCTAACGGCGCTACTCTCAAGTATCCGTATTTAGTCGTACCGCGTTTCTTTCCAGATAAGAATCTATTTGAAATGAAGCCGTGCGCCATTAGATCGGTAAACATAGACTATACAGGTGCTGGTATGCCGGCATTCTTTAGAAGCTCACAGGGTCCGGCGCAGGTAAGACTTACAGTCAACTTGACAGAAGTAGAGTACTGGATCAGAAGCGATATGCAGCCGCCATCAGGATAAGGTAGTACAATGCCGCAAAGATATTTTAGTATGTTTCCGACAACGACATACGCAAACAATAAAGTAGTAGACATTACCGAGCGCGTTGTATTTACAGACAACACGCTGAAGAATCCTTACGTCTTCTATCCATACGATCTAAATGAGTACGAGAGACCGGATCAGTTTGCGAATAGGTACTACGACGACGCTTTCTACAGCTGGCTCCTGTACCTGTCTAACAACATGATCGATCCGTACTACAATTGGTATCTCACATATGATGAGTTTAACGCGTTCATCGTAGCAAAGTACGGCTCTATAGAATCAGCGCAGTCCAGAATTAAATATTTTAGAAACAACTGGGCCGGAACTGACCCTATAAGCATTTCAGCTTACAACGCCCTTGCGCCTCAGGCTGTGAATTTCTGGGAGCCGCAGTACGGTCTAAATGGAAGCGTGATCAGCTACGTAAGAAAGCAAGAAGACGTAATCATAAACACGAACAGCATCGTGTCGTACACTCTTGATACCTCTTCTAACGCAAACGCGTTTATGATGGACGAGCTCTGCACGATTCAATTTAATACTAATCAGACCGGTACTGGACAGGTACTATTCGCTAATGGCAATAGTCTATATCTCCAGCACGTGTTTGGTTATGAGGTAGCTAACACTCTAGTGCAGTTCCCAGAGTCGTATGGAATTAAAGACGAACTTAACGACTACATAACTGATGAGACGAGCGCCTATATCGTTCAAGAACAGCAGTACTATGGTCCTACATACATCTACGGACATCAGAGCGGCGCGAACATCGGATTCACTGCCGCGGTGACACTAGTAAATAACTTTGACGACGCGACAGCTGCATACTTCTCGCCTGTCAACTACTACGACTATGAGAACGAAAAGAATGAGAGCAAGAAGACGCTGAACATTCTCGATAGCGCTTACGCTAAGACTGTAGCTCTAGATATAAAGGCTCTGTTGAAGTAACATGGCATCATATACACCAGGTGATATCGATATTCAAAAGTTTGAGATAAGTTCCGACAGAGGTACAATGGACTTCAACGGAAATGGAATAACTATACTCAGCTTTAATACTTATGAGAGCGTACTAGACCATCATACGTATGCAGACGTGATCGTACTAGACTCGCAAGATATTCTTGGTCAAAACAAGCTCGCCGGCGATGAGAAGATAAAGATAAGCTTTAGCACTCCTGGTGGAGACTCACCCGCCAGCTTTAACTTTATGATGGTAGAGAACGCTAAGCTGCTACACACCGGCGCGATGAAGGCAAAGACATATGAGCTTCGTATGGTGTCTCCAGAGCTGCTCAAGGCTCAGAAGAACGTAGTCAATAAGAGCTACAACGATCAGACGTCGAACGTAGTCAAAGACATACTCAAGAACTACACCGGCACTGAAGACGAGATAGACATCAGACAAGAGACTAACGGTAAGCAGATATTTCGTGCGAACAGCAAGAAGCCGTATGAGGTAATTAAGAAATTAAGAAACCTACACGTGTCTCAAGACTATCAAAACGACGGATCTGCATTCGCACTCTATAAAGGAAGAAATCAGTCCGGCGATCAGGTTAACGTATTTACTACGTTCAAGAAGATGATGGACGACGACATGGGTCTTGGATTTACGTACAAGCAGGACCCGACCGTCGGCAGCAAGACCACGTCAACGTCTGACGATTATAAGAACATAATAAACTTCTACGTTCCTACGTCATTCTATACACCATTAAGATATAATTCTACACCTTCTCAGAGCGTGTACTGCGCCGCTTCAGGCAAGCAGGTAAAGAAAGACTTTACTAAGAATAATAACTTCCAACTGCCGACCGGACAGTCTCCAATATCTCAGCAGCAGGCGTCTGACGTCTCGTCTGTCACTGTTGAAGAGAAACCAATGGACGCGCACATAGCGTATGATAAGGCTAACGTTCCTAATCAGACATACATCGCAGAGTCCCTTCCATACAAACACGCGATGGCCGCAAGACTTACTAACGACAAGGGTTGGATGGAAGTGAACGGCAACTCTAAGATAACAGTAGGCCAGACATTTGACATAAATATACCGAATAAGTCTGCGTTCAGTGATGGTAACGCTGAGACTCAGATAACCGCGAAGGTTTTGGCTGTTAACGTTAGAAACAAAGTCAATCCCGCTGGATCAAAACCGCGTTGGACCACGATAGTAGAGTTCATTAAAGCTGGGTTTGATGAGGGAGTTAGTTAATGAAGTATTTCATCGGTGAAGTCAGAAGTCTAAAAGACCCATGGCAGTCCGGAAGAATTCAAATAAGAATATACGGCTTTCAAGACGACGAGCAGAGCACTAAAGACGAGCATCTCGCTTGGGCGCTACCTCTACAACCAATAACTTCAGCAGCTACGCGCAAGATCGGCAAGTCGCCAACAGGCATGATCGTAGGATCCAGAGTAATGGGATTCTATATGGACGAGGAGCATCAGCATCCCGTCATACTCGGAACGTTCGCGCGCGCCGGTAAATTAAAAGATGAGCAGAAGAATACCGGCGCTAATAACGACATCGATAATAAGTACAACGACGTTCCTACTCACGCATTAGATAATCCTGATCCTCCACTTAACCCGTTCTCGATACTAACAAGATCATCTTCGTCTGACTCACAGAACCTGTTCAAGCTAACGCCAGACGCTTCTGAATATAATAAAGCAGATTATAAGTCTAGTGAAGATGGAAAAGAACTAACAGGCGAGGCGAAGAAGAAGTATTCTAGTACTGCAGAACTTCCTACGACTGCTAG